AGCCCAAGTGTTAGTATGTTGAAAGATGCAGATTGTACACGTTGCCAGCAGACAACCCAATTATGATCGTTAGCGTTCGATCCATCTGCGACAAAGACGCCGCGCAACTAACGCCCTTAAGACGGGGTAGTAAATCATCGTTAATGTGCCCATTAGATAGGGCCGGTCTGGCATAGCCGTAAAGTATGGGATGGATAAGATTAGATGCGGATCAATTTCCCTGTAGGGCACAACACGTCTAAATGACAATGCCCTTTAGAGTGTGGTAAAAATACAACACATAATGGAGCCCCTGTTAATCTTACTGTGAGTGATCGTTCTGAGGCAAAATCACAGCGTGCCAGAAAACGCCATCGTAACCTCGTGGCTAAGCACGCGCCACAATACAACCGCGCCGCGACCTACCGCGATCGTACCAAATACAACCGCGTAAAACATAGGGTAATTCCCCTAAACGAGGCCAACGAGCCCTAGTAGGAATTCCGTGGTTTACGCTCTCCGGTGACGTTACCCGCGCCGTACAGGCTAGCGCGGGTTATATGCCAGTACGTACGGGCGTTCGCCCGGTAGCGCGAACATGGCTACCTTATCGGCGACCGTTACTGGCGCACCGTTATCGACGCGTACAAAAGTGTCGTTTTTATAGGGGTTGTAGGTTACCAGTACAGCGTCACCAGACATGGCGTCATCGTGAAACATGTTAACAACATCCGATGATAGGCCGGCGTCACTACGCGCCAGCCACTCGCCAGATATACCGGCGTGTACGTTTTTACGGCCTTGCGACCGTACCCGCTGCTGGCCAGCTTTACCGACCAGCAACCGTGCGTTTTGCAGCCAGATAAATTCTGGATGCCCCACCACGCGGCCGGCTTTACGCTCCGACCATACGTGGCGCTGTAGGTTATAGTAAACGTAGGATCTCATTGTGATTGTCTCCGTCTAGGTTGATATGTCACAACCCACTGTTGCCAGTGGGCTGTAGCTTATCAATTATCGGTTGTTTTTCTCGTGTTGCTCGCGGCCATATTTCAGCATTTCGTCATAGGTACCGTTAGCGTTTCCATTGCCCAGTAAACCGTCACAGCTGGCGGCGGCAATATACCAGCCGTAGCTAGTTTGGTCGGCCATCCAATCATTGGCGGCCACTCCGATATCGTCCATGCTATCGAATGCGTTTTCCATGGCGCCCATGGCCACGTATTTCGCCATGCGAATCGGTCGGTTGTACTGGTCAACCACGAACCACTTGGGATCTGTATCGCCCACGTATTTTGAAAACTCAGCGCGCCAATCTGTATTGCTGTCGCTGGGCTCGTACCAGCTTTTATTCGGCCAGTAGCCGCGGCGAATGAATTTTCCACTATTGTCTCTTAATCTAGGCATTTTTATACTCCCGCGACTACGAAGCCGCTAGTATCGTTTTTGGCCTTACCTTTGGCCGTTAGGCCGACAATTACGCCGGCGGGATCTTGATAGCGAACGTCGCTAGCGTCGCCATTTACAACCATTCTGCCCAGCCAATTATCGGGCAGATCACCACTAAATACCACGGCCAGATTAGTATCTGGGTTATGCCGTAGCTGTTTTTCTACCACTGGCTGGAATGCAGCTACGCCGGAATAGCTAAAGGTCAAATGATAGTTAGATGGCACCGTACGACCGGGAATTTTCGTATAGTCATAGAATTGCACGTTGGGGAATATCTCGAAAATATTGCAGTTTTGCTGATGTTCCGGCAACCAGCGCCGTCGATAATTCGCCCATCCGATAGGGTATTGTTTCTCCCATTGTATATCGCTGGTACCGTTCAACCGTATGGCCAGCGTCAAATTCTCGCGCTTAGCTTTACGCTGTAGACGTTCGATATCGCGCACCAGTAGCGCCATAAAACTCTCGTGATACTGCGACCACATTAATGTTTTACGGATCCGTGCGCGCTGTACGTTGCTGAACGCACCACGGCCAGCAGTATTGAGGCAACCAGCCTTGCAGCCGGCTATATCAGCATACGGGCATATGTTCAGCTTAGGACTAATACTATCAGCTGGCGATAGGTATAAAATCCCTGTTAACACTCCAAGTTTTTCGCCCTTTATGGTCTTAGTGTTAGCAGTGCCCAGCAACGTTGTGGGCAGCTTAGAAAACAGCGGATCCGATTCGACCATAGCCGCGATATGCGGATGTAGGCCGGCGGTATTAAATAGCTTATTCATTATCGATACCTCTATCAGCTAGTACACGAATGATGGTGAGTGCGATTGCCGCCAGTGGTACTCCGACTACCACGAACACGACAGCAGCTACCGCGGCGACTACTAACGCGGATACGACTAGATCTATCATGGGGTGTTACCTCTATGTATAGGCGTGGCCAGATCTGAATATAGCACGGCTATCTGGCATGCACAATATAGATGGGCTCTCTGCACACCCACTGGCTTGCCGAGAGCATCCGGCGTCTAACATATGGCGCCATCACTAGCATGCGGCGTATGTAGGTAACGCGCGCGGCTGGCGAACTACAACCGGCGGTTTATGTTCGGCACCGACCGGCATCGATCGACTCAAAGAAGGAACGGGGGCGACCCCTTTTTATTTTCTGATATTCATATATATTCTATACACACAGCATTCCGTGATTTTACCTAATATAAGGCACCTCTAATATGTCCACATTTGATAGGTTTAAGCGTAAAGTTCTGGATATAGCTGGTGGTACTGTAGAGACTGCATACGGTGTTCCCTCTACCCTAGGTGCTGTCCTAATGTCTGCCGCAGAAGCTGGTGTAGCGGCTCCTGATTGGTCTGATAGGCCAAAATTGTTGGGGGGTGAAGGATCTGAAGGTATGCCATTCTGGAGCAAAGAGCAGGGTGGTCAACAGTTTGGTGAGGCTATTAACCGATGGATGCCTCCCCCGCCCACCACAGAGTCTGGTAAAGCGTCTATGGGTGCGTTTCACGACGCCCTAGGGCTTATAGACTGGCCGTTCGCAGAGTTTGGTAGGGGGGTTGAGGGTCTTACTGGTAGCCCCGCTATGGGAGAAGCCTCATACTGGCTTACATCCCTAGGGTTGGGTGGTGGAATAAAGCCAGCGTTAGGGCTAGCAAAAAAGGGTCTTGGTTATGTGGCTCCATACAGCAAGATCCAGCGACCGGGATGGTACAGTAAAAATCCAATAGTTAGCGCAGCAGCGCAAGCATTATTGCCGGCAGAGATGGCAGCCAGCAGGCTTTATGCCGCGTTATCTCCACGAGCAGGTGCAGTTGCTGAGGCTGGGATCTCCCCAGCAGCAGACATTAGAATGGCTAAAGTAGAGAAAGAAATAACTAAGCCGGGAGCCGACAAGTCGGCATTGGCTAGAGAATACACTGGAGATGTGGCCAACCAGTACGCACAGAGGGTGCAATCTGGTTATGCAATTGATCAGCAGGGGCCACTAAAGCAGGCAGCTAGGGAAATCTTCCCCAGAGAAATAGAGGTATCTGCAGCTCAGCTAGCAGCTGACCCTCAGATACTATCTAGGCTCACCGGCATGAACATAACGGATGCCACAGCCTCTCACATTACCCCGTTCATACTCTCTGAATTTGATGCTGTTGGTAGGGGGTTGCCATTGCATCTAGCCCATAAAGTAGAGAGTGCTGCCAGCACAGGCAGTATGCTGGGAAAAAAGCTCAAACAAGACCCCCACAAAAGAATACTAGAGAACGACCATTTAATAAATCCAGAGTGGCCTACTGCCACATACAAGGGGCCACGCACGAAGTTAAACAAGACTGGAGATAAGTACAGAGCTGAAATATCAACTAATCCACTGGGCTCTGTTCAGGCGGCATGGGATTCCCTGATTACCAAGCGCAGCACAGGAACTACAAACCCGCGTAGCGGGGAGCTATATTTTACTAAGGATCACAAGTTTACCGCTCAAAATTTTATAGATGAAATCGATGAGCTAAATGTTGCTAAGAGAAACCAATACCAGCGGGATCTTGATTTATATAACTCAGGCAAACGAATAAATTCCAAGGGGGAGATAAGACCTCTCGCCCGATCAAAAGAGGATGGATCTATAGTTTCAAAAATGCCAGATCCTCCTGTGTTCTTAAATAGGCCAAATGGAGTTGGTACTGGGTTTAGACAGATGATGGATGGTGATGGGCTTATTAGTTTTGGTCATTCTGGCATAACAGGTGACCCATTACTTGGACATGTTAGGGTTAGGACTGTAATGAACCCGGAAACCGGCGCTATGTTTCAGGTTGCCATGGATCAGCTTGCTCCGGGCACAAAATTTAGGATGGCAAATAAAGCCATGAACTATGGAATGGCCAACCAATTTATTTCAATAACCCCCACGCACATGAGCTTAAAGGGATCAGTCCTTGAGGGTCAAGGACTTAAATTGACAAAGTCAGAGATTGAAGAACTTGGTGAGGCTCTGGCAACAGGAAAAGCAGGTTCCGGAAAATTTACATCAGTGATGACCCCACCGGAGCAACAGGTTAGCACTCTTAAAAATATACTAGCTCCAGTAAGACAGGGAGACTTACCCGTGTCTAAAGGTGCAGGCACACCAGAGGCGTACGTGGTGGCATTGGGCAAAGGAGAAGCTGAAAGAAAGAGACAGAGACAAAGAGGAATAGATTACTAGAATGCGAACAGACAAACAGGAAACCTTTATCGAGCAATACTGCCTAACTGGCAATGCAGCTAAGTCTGCAGCCATGGCTGGTTACTCCTCGCCCAAGCAGCGGGGCTACGAGCTAAAGAACAAGTTCGCTCAGCAGATAGAGGAACGCCAGAAGAAGATGCTGCAGGACTGTGTGCCGGGGGCCATTATGCAGCTGCATAGTCTAGTTACAGATGCTGAGTCTGAGTCGGTTAAGCTGGGCGCAATCAAGGATGTGCTGGATCGCGCCGGCCTAAAACCCACAGAGAAGATAAGACAGGAAATCTCACACGTGGAACAAGCGTCCACTGATGAGCTGCGCAGGGAGCTAGAGGGGCTTATGGGCACATCTGATGCGTCTGTCATCCCTGATATCTTGAACTAATGCCTATCCAACGTTGTACATTGCCATCTGGCAAAAAAGGATATAAATGGGGAAAATCTGGAAAATGCTATGCAAATAGAGCCGGTGCTGAGCGCCAAGCAGCCGCGATCCACGCAAGCGGAGGCTACAAGAGCAGAACTGGCAAAAGCAGTAGAGGTCGCTAGAGAACTACGTAAGCGCGAGCGCTACGGAAAGATAGATCTCTACGATCCCTACCCTTACCAGCAAAGATTTCACGACACGGGCGCAGAGGCCAACCAGCGGCTGTTGATGGCTGCCAACCGCATAGGAAAATCATATTGTGGAGCAGCTGAGCTAGCCTATCACGTTACAGGGTTGTACCCGTCATGGTGGAACGGTCGCAGATATAGACAGCCTATAGTTGCGTGGGCGGGTGGGGTGAGCAACGAGACTACTCGCGATATTGTACAGTTTGAACTATTGGGTTCCCCGGATGATCCAGAGGCTTTTGGTTCTGGCGCTATACCAAGAAGCTGTATCATAAAGACAGAACGCAAACCCGGCGTACCCAACGCCAAGAGCATGGCACTTATTCGCCATGTCTCTGGGGGGAACTCTTCTTTATTTTTCAAAGCCTACGAGATGGGCATAGAAAAGTGGCAGGGTCGCAGTGTGGACTGCATATGGCTGGACGAAGAGCCCAACCGGGATCTCTACAGTCAGGCGGTTACCAGAACCCTTGATCGCCGTGGGATGGTCTACATGACCTTTACCCCAGAGCAAGGCATGACAGAAACCGTGGCCAGCTTTATAAACAACATAAAGCCCGGTCAGGCCATAGTAAACGCGACGTGGGACGATGCTTCAGAAAAAATAATGAGCATGCACGGCGCTGCAGGCCATCTCAACGAGGTGGTTATGGAGCAGATCCTGAGCAGCTACAGCCCACACGAGCGGGAGATGCGTAAGTATGGGCGCCCATCCATCGGTAGTGGTTTGGTGTTTCCGGTGATGGAGGATAAGATTATCACGGAGCCCGTGCATCTGCAGTCACATTGGCCACGCATATGTGGCATAGACTTTGGGTTTGACCATCCAACAGCATGCGTGTGGTTGGCGTGGGATCGTGATGAGGACGTGGTGTATCTTTATGATTGCTATCGGCAGTCGAAAGCATCGCCTGCAGTTCATGCAGCAGTCATAAAGACACGCCCACACTTTATCCCTATCTGCTGGCCACATGATGGCAACAGAAGAGACAGCATGGGTAATCCCGGTCTGGCAGAGCAATATAGAACTTTGGGGTGTAATTTTCTGGCGTTTCACTTTGAAAATCCCCCAGCCCTTGGAGAGAAAAAGGGCGGCAATTCCATAGAGGAGGGGATCATGGCATTGCTGCAGAGAATGGAAAATGATCAGTTCAAGGTGTTTTCTACCTTGAGCGATTGGTGGGAGGAGTTCAGGATGTATCACCGAAAAGAGGGAAAGATTGTTCCTTTGCGTGATGACCTTATGAGCGCCACACGATACGCAGCTATGTCCTTAAGGTTTGCGGTATCAGGAGAAGACCCAACATGGACAAAGGATCTTGAATACAGGAACTACGGAATTATTTAATGGCTCAAAAAATTACTGAAGAAGAACTGGTAACTAGGATACGGGGAGAGATCACCGATTCCCTTGGTTACATGGGAGATACGATCTCCAAGCAGAGAGAATCTGCTATGCAGTATTACTATGGCTTACCATTTGGAAATGAAGTGGATGGTCGTAGTCAGTATGTGGATTCTACGGTTCAAGATACGATTGAGTGGATAAAGCCATCACTCATGCGTGTGTTTGCCGCTGGTGATGAGATGGTTAAGTTTAACCCTCACGGGCCCGAAGATGTTGCTATGGCTGATCAAGCCACCGACTACGTAAACTACGTGTTCACTAAAGATAATCCGGGTTGGGAGATCCTTTACTCATGGTTTACTGATGCTTTACTGAGTAAGAACGGCATAGTCAAGGTGTGGTGGGATGACTACGAGGAATGGAACAGGGAAGAATATAAGGGTCTAAATGACATGGAGTTTGAGTCGTTACTATCCGACCCTAGCGTAGAAGTGCTTGAACACACAGAATATCAAGACACAGAGTATGAGTCTGCAGAAATACTGCAGATGCCGGGAGTTACAGAAGAGGCCGTAGAAACAGCCGGCCCAATGCTGCATGATGTCGTGATCCAGCGTGGCGATTACGGTGGGAAAATAAAAATAGAGAACGTTCCACCCTCGGAGTTTCTAATCTCACGAGAGGCTAAGAACATACAGGATGCTAGGTTTGTTTGCCACAGAGTTCTAAAAACTCTATCAGAGCTTAGGGAAATGTATCCCGACCAAGACCTCGATATGGAAGACCTTGGTGGTGGCGATGATGACATGGCAGACTTTTCTGGTGAACGCCTAGAACGTTATCAGTTTGATAAATCAGCTCGATACTGGGAGGGCTGGGGTGGTGACGCCACCTATGGAGAAGAGGGTTTACGAACATACTGGTTGCATGAGTCTTTTCTAAAAACAGATTACAATAATGACGGAATTACAGAACTCCGTAAAATATGCACAGTGGGTTCTACGGTTTTAGCTAACGAAGAGATAGACTCTATTCCATTTGTTTCCATTACACCGATAAAGATCCCGCATAAGTTCTTTGGTTTGTCTGTTGCTGATCTAGTTATGGATCTGCAGTTGATGAAGTCTACGCTGATGCGTAACCTTATGGATAATATGTACAACCAGAACTTCGG